CCAAGCCAATCTTCATAGTAAAAATTGGCATACCATTTTGTCTTTCCATCTTTGGTGAAATACTTATAAGCCGGCATCTGAATCCTCCATTATTAAACAAATGTGTCAAACAAATGTAATCAACAAATGTTTGACAAAAATGTTGAATATAGATATAATGTACTTAACAAGAGAGCCGTTGGTCAGCGTACACCTGACCGCCGGATAAAACAATAGCTAAAAATAGCGCCTTATCTTACCAGGACGAGGGCGCTATTTTTTATGCATTAAATTGATAACAAGAGTTATGACTGCACAAAGCATAATTACAAAAGTAAATAAATCACTGTATGTAACCATCAGCACCAGCCTCCTTTCACAAAAGTGTCCGGCGGCTGACATAACACCCCAACGGTTCCCCAGTTAAATATACTATTCTGTTTTTTCTTCTTCCATCTTCTCCATCATTCCCAAAAAGATACGTTTTCCCTTCTTGGATAACTGACGGTACCGCAGGATGATATCCTGTTCGTCTTCTGAAGCAATGGCACAGCTGTATTCAGAATTACCCACAAGGTAATCCATAGAGGTGTCGAGGGCTTTTGACAGGCTTGCAGTGGCATCTATTCCAGGAACAGTCTTTCCGGCCAGAATGTCACAGCAGGTTTCCTCTGTCAGCGTTGATTTTTTGATCAGGTCCGGAAGGCTCATCTGCAACTGAGCCAAACGGGCTTTTGTTCTTGCTTGCACTGCGGAAACTTCTTTCGGATCCGCAACAGCATATCTTGAAGTAGTCCGGCCAAGAATGTAATCTGCTGGCACACCGAAGCATGTAGCGCTGCGATTAACAAATTCTGTTGACGGGAAAGAGTAACCTCTTTCGACATTCGATACTACTTGGCCAGAAAAACCTATTGCTTTTCCAAGTTCGGACTGACGCAGATTAGCCTCAGCCCGCAATTCTTTTATTCGTTCACCAATTGTCATAAGCAACCTCTAAATTAAGCAACAGTAACAATACCTGTATCAGGATCGATATATATCTGAGAAATAACATCGCCACCGAAAAGCAAAGAGGCATCTTTTTCTTCTCCCTCTAAATATTTATGAGTAACGACATACAATTGTCCTGCAACAATAGAAAGACTGTAAGTTTGATCAAGTTCTTTATTGACAATACCATGTATTTCGTCATCGGATTTAAAATAGTCCTTATAGTAGTTCAAGGCATAGCCTACAATGGGAGTAGTAGTTGAAGTTGTTGCAAGCCGCCATCTGCCAGTTTTGTCATTCGGAACACTGGGATAAAAACAAACCTGAAGTTTTTCGCTTAATTCTGCAGATCCATCATTTTCACCGATTTTACGAATAGCTAACATATTCATTGCACCATAAGAGTTATCCGAATTAATATAGTAGCAAGCTTCAACTACATCATCGTTTTTCATAGACGCCAAATAATCAGCGCCGCTAACGCATCCATTTTTTTTCATATCTTCATCATCATAAAAAGTACACCATAATCCATCCAAAACATATTTTTCGTCTCTGGAGTGAAAGTACATATCACAAGTGACATAATCAATAGTCGGCTGGACGTCTACGTTGCGAGCAATTGAAGTAATAATTGCATATTTCCCTGTATAATCTCCTGACTCAATATCTGTGCTCGTGACGGTGGGATATGTCTTTTCCAAGTATTCCCATAGCGCATCTTCATTTGTAAATTTCTGTCCATCTAATTCTAATGAATTTTGCTCCTGTTGCTGAGCTTGAGCGTAAATGAACTGAGCCGGAGATAAAATCAGTGAACAGGCACATAATAGCACAATAACTTTCCTTTTCATGGCCATTCCCCCCTTTTGCTTCGGTACCACTCGAAGCTTATTATTTTGCTTTCTTAAGAGGTTCGGCAGTATCTGTTTCCTGCCGTTTTAAACATTTTATGTACCCCTTCAATTCACCTCGAAATTCCAACTGCGCATCATGCGGAAGTTGGTGAATCAATGCTAACCATTCGGAGTCCTCAGAGAGAATGTTTTGCTTTGAGTTTCTTTCTTTGCCCGTAAGTAAATAGTCGCTAGACACGCCTAAAAATTCACAAATTGGGATTATCATTTTTGCGGGCGGATCAGTCCCTCGGTTCTTCCAGTTGCTTGTGTTTATTCCGATAGCCCGACATAAATCAGTGGCTGTCAAAGACTTTTCTTCAAGCAGTGATAAAATACGCTGAGTGATCATACAATTCTCCAAAATCCCAAAATGTGAAAAATATGGTTGACAAATTCACAAATTGGGATTAATATTAAAAATGTAATAAACAAATGTTTAATGCAAAACAAAAAAAGAGAGAGTTACATCGATAAATCGGAGAGCAATGCTTTATTGTTTTCTTCAATCATGGCCGCCACAGCAATGATAAGAGCCTCAGCAGATGCTTCCGACATAACAGTGTTTCCGGCAGGAATACCGTTTCTTAATAATTCAGAAAGAATCCGGCGGTTTTCGTCACCATAACGTTTAAGCCCAATTCTTCTGAGATTATCAATCCAATTATCCATGATAACTCCTTTCTGATTATTTTAATGCAATCGCAAACAAATGTAAACAACAAATGTAATAAACATTTGTTGAAAACGGAGGTGATATTTTGAAGCGAAAACTGTCTCCATGGTGCAAAGAAGTAAAGAAAACCCTAATTGACAGAGATATGTCTGTCACGGAATTATGCGGTGAAGTTGGGATGTGCAGGAACTATGTGACAACCACCATAAATGGAAGAATGTATGCACCTGCACTTGCTGAAAAAATCAGCAAGGCTCTGGATATCGATACAGAGTACACAATTTAATTACCATAACTTGATTATACAGCTTATAGAAGGAGAGAAAAATGTCGAAATTTGCTACGAAAGCAGCGGCTAATATGTTTTGCCAGGCACGATATGAGGCGGCAAAGTCAAATGAGCGTCTGAGCAGCAGAGAAGGCGCTGCGGAAGAAATAGGAATTGATCGTACAAGGCTAGCCAGAATCGAACTTGGGAGCACAATACCATATCAGGAAGAGGTCCTTTTGATGGCTGACTGCTATAAGGCACCAGAATTGAAAGGAAATTATTGCCGGGAGATGTGCCCGCTTGGAAAGAACATGCCGAAGATCGAGAATGCAGGACTGGATAGAATCAGCCTGAGAATGCTTTCTTCTTTAAAGAAGATAAACGAGGCAAAGGAATCACTTCTTGATATTACGGCAGACGGAATTATCTCAGAAGAGGAAAAACCGGAACTAAAAAAAATCATTCAGACATTAGACGAAGTAAATGGGATCACGCAGAATCTGAAAAATTGGATTGAGAGAAATCTGGAATGAGGTGCTTGGTATGAAAAATGCAAACGGTGTAATCAAAAAACTTACATCTGCGGAACGTTCTTACTATACAGCCGCTGAGGTCAGAGAAATGATGGGTGTGAGCAGGGATACGGCATATCGCATGATACGCTCCCTTAGGTCGGACCTGATAGCCGATGGACAGCTTGCCAAGGGGTATCCGTCAGGGAAAATCCCCAAAAAGGCATTTAACAAATTATACATGATTGAATGAAAGGAGTGGATACGATGGCTTTTTATAGAATCTGCCCGGATTGCGGAGCGTATCTGGATCCGGGAGAACAGTGCAGTTGCCACGAAGAATACCTGATCGAAATGGAAAGAAAAGAAAAAGCAACTGCATTTGTTGAAAAGATGGTGAAAGAAGAAAGGAATGGCCAGCTTCGCCTGGCGGTATAGGAGGGAAAGATGTTAACACCAAAAGATCTTGAAAAATATCATCAGGCCGCAGAGCGGATCCTGAATGCAATGGATAACAGCCCGGTGCCGATCAGCTGGCACGAAATGGACAGAATGGCATTGCAGAGCGTTATCGCAAAGGAATTGATTCTCATTGACAAGGAGGCGAGAAGATGAATGTATGCGAAGTGCCGGATGTGTGCAAAAACATGGAATATAAGCTTGTTACAGAAGATTCCAAAACAAGGGTATATCTGTCCCTGGTGCGAGAATTCAATAAGGCAGAGTATGAGAAATACTATCGTGCCAAAAAGAAAGCAAAAATGAAAAAACGAATTATTCTTGCTGCAAAAGTCATGAAATATGTAGTTCCCGTTCTGGTGAGTACAGTGCTTTATAATGCACTGTCCCAGAGACTTTATATCGAAAGAGGAAGCCACGAAATTGGTTCAGAGGCATTTCTGGTTGGAATGATCGGACTTGGCATCTTCTGTTTCCTTAGCTGGTTCGTAGGAGGTGATGAACATTAAAAAGGCCTTGGATAATAAGGGGAAAGCGGAGTGTAGACGGCACCCACGATCCTATCCAAGACCAGTCAGAACTTTAAAAACAGGTTTGAGACCCATTGTTTTTAAGTCAACGTCATTTTATCACAAAAATAGGAGGTTATCAAGTAGATGAAAGAGGTTTTAGGAAGCTTGCCGGAAGTTATAACGGCATACAAAAATTATAACCTGCTGGTGCCGACAGCAACGGATGTGCAACTTAATCCATTCTACAAATTCCATGTAGAAGAGGTTCCGGTTGATCTGGGTGAAAACAGCGGAGACATTTTCAAGGTTGGCTCAGTTAAG